ACTCGTGATACAGCCGCTAGCATGGTTGGATTGCTCGTTTGATTGGATCTACACAGTTGGATATTTCTTATATGCTCATATTGTATCGCTAATCTTTTTGATTGCCTCGATTTATGCCTGCTACCTTGTGCGCAGACTATATGTTCGGTTGAGTGACTTTAGCAACTGGAGAGAGCGCCGCCACCATGTGACGCGCATGCTTACTGTCGCATTTGTTCAGCAAGTACGGAGTGAGTTTCAAAGTTTGTTTAGTGATTGGTGTCGTCGGTGGCGTGTTGCGTGCAATTATAAATATATCGCGGCCACTAGCGCTATTTTGGCCATTATTTCCGCGGTGTGGTTTATGCAATGGTGTAGGAATACTTTCCAACCACATGGGAATACTTCATCGAAGGTGGAGATATCCTCTGAACAGATCGGGGAGATTCAACGAACTGGCGATTTCTGGAGTAGCTCTCAAACGACACCTATACCCTCGATAACTACAAACCCAGGCGTTAATCCTGATTCGTTCGTGGATCAAGTTCATGCTGCTGTAGGTGAGCTATATGTCACGAGTGACCCCGGTGTCGCTTTTAAGATTTTTAACATTGGGGGGGACACTTTAGTAATGACAAAACACGAGGCCCTACGTTTGATTGACAAGCTACCGGCAATGGTTACTGTTAAGTATGCAGGTGGCCGCTATAGCCGATATGAAGGGCTCATGCATTCATGGAAATTGGATCCCGTTGATGTAGACGTCGTGACGGCAGAGTCAGATGTTGATGTCGCTTTCGTGAGATCGGGCGGACCCACGCTACGGTGTTTGAGGAAGTATTTCCGGAGGCAGGGAGAAGTGGATTCTGCCAATCTCATAGCTGACGCAACAGTTGTTGGGATCGATGGGCGTTTTATTGCGCCTGTGATGCGCAAGCAGCGTATTAGGGTTCAATATCAAAGTGGGGTTGTTATGCCCTTAGGATATGCAGGCCAAGTGGTTGGTGATGATGTGGAGTTGGTGCCGAAGAACGGTGATTGTGGGCGTGTTCTGTATAATGCACGTAAAGGATCATGCTATATCGCGGGTATTCACTTTGCTGGGCATCCTCCCAAGAATCTTCATGCTTTTATTCCTATATCCAAAGATTTGATCGATCGGTATGATGCCACTAGAAGGTGCAAGACGTCTGTGAAAATCGAGGATAATTTTAGGATGCAAGGTACAGATATGCCGCTGGTTACGGCGGGGTGTTACCATAAGTGCGCCTTTGATGATGAT